GGCCCGCAAGAGATACCTTTCCTGCTGGATATGACAGCGGGGTTGCTGGGAGGAGTGAGTGAGTGAGAGAAATTAAGTTTAGATACGTTTATCAGCACGAAGAAACCGGGAATATTGTTACTCAGATATTTACCCTAGATGAAATAGAGGCCGGAGTAGCTAAGTTTTTCGCACTTAAAAATCCCAGATATAACTGTATTGGCCGGGATGAGTACACCGGAGCAAAAGATAAGAACGGGGCGGAGGTATACGAGAAAGATATTATCAGAATAGACGGCATGGGCGTTGGTGTAGTGGATTACGAGGAAGGTAGATTTGCAATGCATCGAAAAGAAGAGCGGTTTTGTTGGCCTGTTTATTGTCGCGTTGATCACTCACCTTTTATACCAGAGGTCATCGGTAACATTTACGAAAACCCCCAGTTATTAGAAAGCGGGGTGACGGCATGAACCCACTTCGAATAGAAATATCCAACATGGGGGCAGTAACCTATGCCGATCATGACCTGAACAATATCAGCCTGGCCGCAGTGGTAGGGGTTAACGGCTCCGGTAAAAGTACAACCTTCACTACTGCACCTACCTGGGTGCTATTTGGAACCACGAAAAACGCCTGCTCTGTAGACGACATGATAACCACCGGCAAGACGGATATGGGAGGAGCCCTGGAATTCGAGCACCGGGGAGAAATATACCGGGTTGTCCGGACCCGGAGTAAGAAAACCAAGGCCGGGAAATCAACCCTGGAGCTTTTCCGCCGCCAGAATGAGGATTGGGTTCCTGAGAGCGGAACCACCATCCCTGAAACCCAGGCCAGAATCAAGGAACTCCTGGGGCTGGATGCTGAGACATTTACCGCCAGCAGCATGATCCTGCAGGGCCGGGCCAACGAATTTACCGCTAAGCCCCCGGCGCAGCGCAAAGCTGTTTTACAGGATATCCTGGGCCTGGACATATACGATTGGCTCCAGGAGCGGGCCAAAAAGCAGTACCAGACCAAGGCCTCTGAATTAGAGCGGCTAAAAGGACAGCTTGCGCAGATAAAAGGCCAAATGAGAGAAACCCCAAAGGAAACCCTGCAGGCAGCCCTGACTGAAACACAATCTGCCATTGTCCTATATGAAGCAGAAATCGGAACACTTGAAAAACAAATGCAGGATGCCTTAACGAAGGTTGCCGAAATCCAGGCCAAACAAAACCGAGCCAAGGATTTGGATGAGCAGGCAGATATCCTTGTAGGGGAAATCACAGAACGGCAACAGCTTATCGAGCAGGAAAAAACTGTTATTACGGGGCAAGAAAAAATCCTGGCGCATGCAGATGAGATCCGCGAAAAGGCCGTCACATACGAGCAAATACGGAACCAGGTGGCCGATATCGAATCTAAGCGCACCATGATCCGAAACATTGCCAGTGAGGTCAGGGCCATGAAGGAAACAAGAGACTCACAGATGGCCAAGGCTGACCAACTATTACTGCAGATAACAGACCTGGAAAGATTATTGGAGCAGCGAGAATTCCTACAAAGAGACGCGCAATCCTATCAAATGGCCAAGGAACGCCTCCAGGAATTGGAGGCGCTGCGGGAAAGATACTCAGATCGTGATACCGACCTTCGAAAAGCCCAGGATAGATACGACCTGGTAAACAGGGAATGCAATTCTCAAATTAAAACCCTCGAGGACGAAATAACGCGCCTCAAAATCAAGGTGTCCATGCTGGAGAACGCAGGGTGCATAGACCCGGAACGGGCTGCATGCCGGTTTTTGGCAGATGCCCAGGAAGCCAGGAGGACATTACCGGACAGAGCGGCTTATCTGGAGCAATATAAGGCGGAGAGCGAACTGCAGTTAGAAAGGCTCCAGGCTGAGGTTAACGAGGCTCTGCGTACCCGGGCTGCAGTCGGCTATGACCACCAGGAGCATTCCAAGACGGCAGAATTAGCCCGAACCCTTAAGCCGTCAGTGGACAAGTTAAACCTGCTGGAATCCAAGGCCGAACTACTTAACACCCTTGAAAGCCAGCGCGATGAATGGCTGAGGGCTGCCCAAAACTCTGAAGCTCAAAGGCAGGAAAAACAAAAACTAATGGAGGCGCTAGATGCACAATTGGCCCAGCTCGAGGTAGCAGAAGCCCAGCTGCCGGAACTTAAAAAGTGGGCTGACCTACTGCCAAGGTTGAATAATACCCAGGCGGCCATAACAGCAGCTCAGATACGAATTAATGCATTGCTAACGGAAATAGACGCGCGAAATAGAGTAATCGAGGAAAAACGCCGGGAGGGTGAATCCATCAGAACCGAGCTTGCGCAAGCCGAGCAGATTAGCCCCGAGACGATTAAATCAGCTCTATCCGATGCAAGGGAGGTACTCAAGGCCGAACAGGCTCAAGCTGTACGCCTACAAGCGCAACTGGAAAAGGTGGAGGCGTGGGAGACTGAATACGCCGACATAACAGCCCAAATGGCCCCGCTATCAAAAGAAATCGTGCGCTGGCAAACTCTTATCCGGGCCTTTGGCCGCGATGGAGTACCGGCCATGATAATCGAATGCGCGGTACCGGAACTGGAGCGCATCGCTAACGAGATCCTCGGGCAAATGACCCGGGGACAAAACAGCCTATTCTTCAATACCCAGCGAGACAAAAAGGATGGCAAGGGGATCATCGAAACCCTGGACATCATGATTACCGACTGGGAATGCCCGGACGGCAGACCATACGAGACTTTTTCTGGGGGAGAGCAGCTCCGTATCGACTTTGCCCTGCGGTTTGCCCTGGCTGAACTTCTGGCCCGGCGGGCCGGTTCCCGGGTGGAGTGGTTGACAATTGACGAAGGACTTGGGAGCCAAGACCGGGAGCACCGGGAACTGGTTCTAGATGCCATCAAGAACGTGGCCGACCGGTTTAAAAAAGTAATCATGATTACCCATATCGAGGAAGCTCAGGGCTTCTTTGAAGAGCAAATTGTGCTCAGGAGGGAGGAACTGTTATGATGCGCGACGCGAGAGAGGTTTTGGAAATATGCAAACGGACGATTGGTCAATATGGTCTTACGGAAGTAGCCAAAATGTTAATTGAAGAAGGCCATTGGGCAGATAGTTGTCGCGCAGCCATTGTGCCCTTTATGGAATGTGCCGAAACCGCCCTCCCCGAGCTGGCCCAGCGGGTGATTGAGATGGAGAAAGAGAATGCCAAGCTCCGGGCAGTAGCGGAGGCCGGGAAAACATCTTTACGTCACTGCCTCCCTGAACCAAATGAAGATGAAGAGTATGTCGTTTGTGACGGCTATCCCGATGCCTGCCCTCAATGTGATGCGGGCAAATTACGGGAAGCCTTAATTGCCCTTACCGCCGCTGGATATGGGGGTGAGGAGTAATGCCTACCTGCCCACGTTGCAACCAGGAGCAAGACCGGCTTACGGATACGCCTCCCGGAGCACCCTGGCCCAGGGTATGCAAACCATGCGGGCAATTCCTCTGGCTGCAACATGACCGGGAGGCTGGGCTGGAGATACCAGCCGGCATGTCCAAAAAGCGGGCGCAAAAAAGCCAGCCTCGATATTTACCCACTGAGCGCCAGAAGAGAATAGCCCAAATTGCCCGCAGCATAGGGGCAAACGTTAACGAGGACGATGTCAAGAAGATATGTGAGGCAACGCGCATGGAACTGTCCATGCGCAAGTAAAGGAGGAGAGTTATGGAAAACATTCATGACCTTATATTGAAACTTTGGGATGGCACAGGCCGGGAAGGCACTAATCACCTATTATTTTGGCTGGAAATACACTCAGACTTTTTCCAGGCCCCGTGCTCCGCCAAGTTCCATTTAGCTGAACGGGGTGGACTGGCCCAACACAGCCTGAACGTTTACCGGAACCTACAGGTTCTAGCGCTGGCTGCAAAAATTTATGTCCCCGAGGATACCCTGATAATACTCGGCCTGGGTCATGACCTCTGCAAGGTGAACTTCTACGGAACCGAATACCGTAATGTCAAGAACGACAAAACCGGTCAGTGGGAAAGAAAACCGGTCTATGTGGTCAAGGACCAATATCCTTACGGGCACGGGGAAAAGAGCGTGGACATATTGACCCGCTTCATTCCCTTGAGCGATGAAGAGCGCCTAGCTATCCGCTGGCACATGGGGGGATGGACAGAAGGCGACTACTCCACTAGACAGGCTATGTCTGCAGCAGCAAGGATGACACCGCTGGTACCACTGCTCTGGATGGCTGACCTGCAGGCCTCATATATCACTGAAAACGAAAGGGGAGAAGAGTAATGCCAGGTTGGGAAATGAATGATCCGCTGGACCTAAAGGCTATGGGTATTGAAAAGGAATTCCAGCGGGAATATCGCCGGGTGATAGCAGCCCTGGATAAAGGAGAAAAGGGCAGCATCACCATGAAACTGGAAATCAAGCGCGACAAAGACATGGAAACGATGGTGGACCTATCCTCATCTATTACTTCCACGGTACCGGCCCGCAAGCGCAAGACCATGGGCAGGCTAGCAGAAGGTGGCATTTGCATTGAAGCCATCCAAGACCCCGTGTCTAATTTAGTGCTATTTAACAACGAAAGAGGTGCTGAGAATGACGGATAACATCAACATGGAGGTAGAGCCGGCAGAAGGAACGTTGTTTATAAAGTACCAGGAGCCCACGGAGTACATACCCAGGGGCGCCAACTACAGGCTCCGGAGTACCCAGGCAGTTATCGACCTGATCAACAAGCGTGGATCGGTTGAGAATACCCAGATATTCTATCTCGACACCGAAAGCGCCCGGGTGGAAGTAATCCTTGATGATACGATTATGGACCGGGAGAAAGATCTGGCCACCTATGCCTTTGAACATAGCGACCTGTTTAAGGAATGGGAAAGTGTTCTTGGCGGATGGATAGACCAAAAAGAGTTTATCGATTTCCTAAAGCGCCGGGACTCCCAGGATGAATTTCCAGACGTGGTGAGTATTTTGGCCTCGGTTCAGCAGCTTAAAATGGCGACCGAGATTACCGGGGACTACTCATATGACGACCGCAATAATTATACCTTTGCCTATAAGGTCCGGGACATGGAGGGAACCACCAGGCTGCCCAACTCATTTATAATCAACATTCCCCTGCTTAATGAGTCCGACCTTATTGTTGAGTTGGAAATGGAGCTTGAGGTAGGAAAACCCAAAGAACCCGGCGTTAAACCCGGCTTTAAAATTACTTGCCCCAAATTGCCTCGGTATCTTAAGCGGGCTATTAACTACGAGATAGACGACCTCAAAACAGCACTGCCAGATTACAACATCATGGCCGGAAGCATCAAATAAGCGGCTTTACTTAACGCATGCTAAGAGCTATGTTGTGACACAACGCCTGCGGGGGCCGCAACCCTCGCAGGAATAATCCTAAAAGGGGTAGATATGGTGGCAAGGACAAGAAATATAAAACCTGGGTTCTTTCTAAATGACCAGCTGGCAACAATAGAGCCTTTAGGTAGGTTGCTTTTTGCCGGCCTATGGACGCTGGCAGACAGAGAAGGTAGATTGGATGATCGACCCAAAAGGATTAAGGCCGAAATATTACCCTATGATGACTGCGATGTTGATTCGCTACTCGCTGCATTAGAGGGTGCCGGATTTATTGTTCGATATACTATAGCTGAGCAAAATTACATCCAAATAATAAACTTTAAAAAGCACCAAAACCCGCATCCCCGCGAAGTAGCGAGTATAATCCCGGCGCGTCCATGCCCAGGCAATACCCAGGATATGCCCAGCAACATACAAGACAATGCCCTGCAACAGTCCGGCAATGCTATTCCTTCTATTCCTTCAGGATCTTCTATTCCTTCTGAAAACATATATAGTCTTTCTGCCCACAAAGTTTTTACCGCCTGGAATAGCCAGGGCATTATTGCGCATCAAGAACTCACTCCTGATATAGCCAAGGCTATTGAGGCTGCAGTACAAACGCATGGCATCGAGAAGATACTGCTGTCCATTGAACGATACGCGCAAATCTACAAAGATGCTAATTACTTTTTTAGCTATAAATGGTCGCTGCTTAAATTTCTTAAGCAAAAAAATGCGCTTCCAGATTTCCTCAATGGCGGTTGTAAGTGGGAGGATTATGTTTCGAGGTCAAGGGACGGACCTGGTGGAGCACAAACCAATAAAACTGGGGAGGAAGGTGAAAACATTGACTGGGGATTTCAAAAGACTTAAGGCGTGTTGGGAGTATTTTAACTCTCCACGGAGGCTGCAAGGGGCATCATTTGATAACTTTGTGCCTAAAACAAAGCAACAGCAGGCGGCTCTGGAAACCTGCCAGGCATACGACATAGAAAAAATGCAAACCGGCCAAGGTTTATATTTGGTCGGTACATATGGGACCGGGAAATCCCATCTTAGCGTGGCTCTTGTCCGGCAGTTACTCGAAACCAATATTGACCTATTTGGGGTACGGGACAACAACAAGGGCATATATGATCCCGAAAGACCCGAATACCGAGGCCTATACTGCTCCTTTTTCTCTGTAGTTGAACTCCTGGACGCATGGAGACCCGGGAGCGATGCTAAGAAACAGCAGGGGGATATGTTGTTCCATAGGGCCAAGACCGATGACCTGGTGGTCCTGGACGACATAGGCGCGGAGAAGGCCTCGGAGTGGACCGGAGATAGGCTGTATGCCGTGGTAGATGCCCGGTACAGAATGCAGCGGGCCACCATATTCACGTCCAACTGCACCGAAAAAGAGCTCATGGACACCGGTTATGGCCGCATAGTATCACGCATTTACGAAATGACCGAAGCGGTGCCAGTCCTGGGGCCGGATCATCGGAGGAAGAGAGCATGAAAAAGTTTGTATCAGTTTCAGGAGGCAAAGATAGCACGGCGACAGCACTTCTGCTATGGGAACGGGGAGAGAATTTTGAGCTTATCTGGGCTGATACGGGGGCAGAATTACCGGAGAATTATTGGATAGTACCGAGGCTGGCACAGCTAGTGCAGAAACCACTTCATGTTGTGAGTAATGGGACGTTTTTTCAGTGGCTTCAGTATCAGGGATATTTTCTACCTGGGGCAAGGCTGAAGTGGTGTACTCGAATTTTAAAACAAGAGCCAATGGATCATTATTTGGCAAAGTTAGAAATACCAATTGAGGTAAACCAGGGCATTAGAGCAGATGAACCGAAGCGGGTTAGGAGCAACAATATATATCGGCCAGGGTGCAAGAATTTATGTTCACGATATCCGCTTTATGAGGCTGGTTTTGGGAAGAAGGAAGTTATTGATATATGCCTCAAATATGACTTACTGAACCCCGTATATGCATGGCGCAGCAGCGTTTCATGTTTTTGTTGTCCATTACAGCGCAAAGGCGATTGGCAAGGACTTTTAAGACACTACCCCAATCTATTCGCGGTAGCCGAAGAATGGGAACGGCAAAGCATAGCAACAAGCGCATATTACGGAAGAAGTCATTATACATGGAATAATGAATACGCACTCGAAGAGCTCCGCAAATGGGGGGGGCGAGACCCTTCCCGACATACAAAGGCGCAGCTTAGAAAACAAGCATATGCGCTACATAATTTGTGCAATGGAACGCTATGGAGCTGCCCTGAACTAAAGGAGGCCGACTATGACCCTAAGCGATCAGGTAGCTGAACTAGAAAGAGAAGCCCAGCGCCTATCCCGGCTGGTAGACGCCATGGGAGAGGAACTGGAAACCCTGAAACAGAGGGAGCAGGCAAAGGACCGCCTGATAGACTTGGTAGAGACAGACATTCTCTGGCAAGAACAGAACCTGGCCAGAATGGCCGGGAATAAGAGCGAGCGGATGAAGGAGATTGTGGCCGCTTACAGGGCGGTAAGGCCGAAGGAGGGGGAATAGTGAAAGAGATTAAGTTTCGTGGCAAGCGAATTAATGATAAGGAATGGGTTGAGGGATTTGTTTCAGTCCATACCATTTGCGGAGAAAAAACTTATCTTGCCACTGTAATAAATGTGAAGCCGCAAAAAATCTACGACGTAGAAAGCCATGAGGTTGACCCCGCCACCGTTGGGCAGTACACCGGGCTTAAAGACAAGAACGGGGTGGAAATTTACGAGGGGGATATCGTAAACACCTGGATTGAAGGCACGATTATTATTGATGGTGTAACGACCAAGGGCTATTCACATGAGCTTATGACGGTTGAATTTGTTACCACTAATGAGCGACTGGGACGCTTTGTTGTTATTGATAGCCTTGGTTCGGAGTGGAGCGGATTTAGCAACACTGCCATTGAAGTTATCGGAAACCTTCACGATAACCCCGACCTGCTGGAAGGGGGTACTTCCAATGCAGACTAACCGCATTACCCAGCACTACCGGAACCGCTACCACCGGGTGGAGCCTATCTGTCCGGTTGCAAGACCCCGCTACAATGATGATGCAGAACAGGCCGAATACCTGCGCCGGTGGACAGAGAAGCGAAAGCAGCGGCAACGGCTACAGGTAGTACCACGGACTGAGACCCGGGAAGAAATAGAGATGTACAAACTGGAAGTAAAAATCATGGACTGGGTCGGGAGGATAACCGGGGTAGTAGCCGCGATACTGTTTATTTGGTTCATTGGCGCTGTTATAACGGCAATTAGAGCGGGGTGGTAGGGATGGAAATACCGGCAATAACTATATGGCAACCCTGGGCCTCTCTTCTGGCCTGCGGTGCTAAGAGATACGAAACCAGGGGATGGGAAACAAAGTATAGGGGGCCAATTGCGATTCACGCGGCTGCGAAAAAGCCGCCAAGGCAGAAAGAACTCCCGTGGAAAGTTTTAGATGCGATAATAAACGCCATTACAGAGGCATTCGGGCACTGGAGTCGTAACTGGGACAATATCCCTCTTGGAAGCATCATCGCAGTGGCAGAACTAACGGAGTGCTGGAAGATAACCGACAACGGACATACCGTTGGTAGCGACAAGGCCGCACGCATAGAAGGCGGCAAATATGGTGGCAGGGTAAACATTATCGAGGGCGATGAAATATTATTTGGGGATTGGACTCCGGGGCGCTATGCATGGGAGTTGGCTAATATTAATATGCTGCCGAAGCCAATACCGGCAAAGGGCAAACAAGGGCTATGGCGATGGGAAGTGCCGGAAGGGGTGAAGCTATGAACCGAACCAAGATAGAGTATGCGGATTATACGTGGAATCCGGTTACTGGCTGTCTGCATGGCTGCGAGTTTTGCTATGCTCGCAGAATTGATAAACGATTTGGCGACGGTAGTTTCACCCCGACATTCCACCCTGAACGGTTACAGGAACCTTTAAAGGTTAAGAAGCCTAGCAGGATATTCGTTGGTAGTATGGCGGATCTGTTTGGGGATTGGTGTTGGAAAATCGAAATGGGAGGCCATGTTACCCGTGATTACGTTATGGACTGTATTTTTGAGACTATAGAACAATGCCCCCAGCATACCTTCATATTCCTAACCAAAAATCCGCGCGGTATGCAGGGGTTTGACTTCCCGGACACTTGCTGGTGCGGGACAAGTGTTGAGAGCCAGGACAAAATGACTGAGCGGACAAGGGAACTTTTGAAGGTAAACTGTAAGACGCTCTGGCTATCACTTGAGCCCCTTTTAAGCGGCATTGCCTTCGGTAGGCTGGCAATTATAAACTGCCCTGCCTGCGGCGATGGCCCCAGGTGGACCAGTAATCCGTACCCGTACCAGTGCTATAAGTGCGACCAGATGCAGGTCATTGAATCAAAAATTAGTTGGATAGTTATCGGCGCACAGACCGGACCTGGTGCAAAAAAACCCGAACGGGATTGGATAGAGAGCATCATTTGGCAGGCCAGGGGCGCAAAAGTACCCGTATTCGTGAAAGATAACTGTCAATGGCCGGAAGCGATAAGGGAATATCCGGGGGTGATGGCGTGAGCAAAACAAGAGAAATCATAGTAGACAACTTTGCCGGCGGCGGCGGAGCCAGCACCGGGATTCGTATGGCTACAGGATTTGATGTTGATGTTGCAATTAACCATGATCCGGCTGCAATAGCGATGCACATTACCAACCACCCAGGTACAGCGCATTACTGTGAATCCGTTAATCGCTATTTATAACAAACCAATGGACTACCCCAATAACATTGTAGCAAGATTATGGACCACCGGGTCTGGTGGGTTACGGCCATTACCCTATATCGTGCTCAAAGACACTTTGGAGGAGATAAGGGCTGCAGTACCATCTGGCATGGTGAGGTTTGACCGCGATGTACGAGATGATCCGGTATTAGTTGAAACCTGGATCTAAATTGTTTGGCGGGAGGGATTGTCATGGGCCGCAAAAAGCGCAGATGGAGAGGGATAAGAAAGTATCGCCCTGGTATAGGCCAGCGCCGGGATTGGGTACCTAGCAGAAGAATACGGCCGGGACGCACTATATTGGCTGCCTGGTATGAACCAAAAAGAGAGGAGGAATTGGCATGAAGAAGGCAACAGGAATGGTTAGGAAGGTCGATGAACTCGGGAGGGTTACAATCCCCAAGGAAATTAGAGACGTAATGAGCATAAAAGAAAAGGACCCAATGGAAATCTTTGTTACTGATGGCAACATCATCTTAAGAAAATACGAACCCGGCTGTATATTTTGCGGCCAACTGAACGACGTAACCATTTGCAAGGGCAAACATATCTACCAAGAATGTGCAGCTGAAATGATAAAATGCGCAGGGTAATAATAATCACCCTGCTGGCCGTGGTCCTGGTTATGGTCCTGCCACTTGAGGCAGGCCAGGCCAGGAAGCCGCTACCGAAGAAACCCAGCCGGGGTACCAGCATAAAAACAGTGGTGGTCGAGGCAACCGCCTATACCTGGACTGGAAACAAAACTGCCACCGGTACCTGGCCCAAGGTTGGCACCATAGCGGTTGACCCAGAGGTGATTCCGATGGGAACCCGTCTTTATGTCGAAGGGTACGGCTGGGGGATAGCTGCAGATACCGGCGAGTTGTAATCAGATTGGAGGGTTGAAGATGGCAGACCTTAAGCAAACAGTAAATGAACTACCGTGTCCTGACACGGTCAATTTAGAAACAGGCAGAAAACGTACTGCCCGGGGCCGGGTAATAGAAAACAACGAGAGGTTTATTTTAATTAAGACCCGGAACTATTGCGACACCATATTAAAGGCGTCCCTTATAGACGGAGAAAGCACCGTGGGGCGGCTATTATAGAGGGGAGGTTAACCGGAATGAACGAGACAGCGGAACTATACGAGGTCAAATATAAAACAACCGCCAGAAACGGCAATGTAACGACCAAAAAGGCATATGTAATCGGTGAAAATACCGAAGAGGCCAAGGCCAAAATAAAGCGGATGCGCCGCGGAGTAGCGATAGAAATTCTGGAGGTAAAAAAGTTATGAGAAGCCAGGCTAACCGGGGTAAGGCTCTGGAGGAACTGATTATAATTCGGAACCAGCTATACGAGAGGGACGGAATCGCGGTAATACATAAGGTTCCGACCGAGTGGTTACCCCTGCGGGATCGCACCGGAAAAATATATTCTGCCAAGGTCGAGCGGAAGGCCGCGGTGGACTTCCTGGGAAACTACCAGGGGAGGCCGATTGCTTTCGATGCTAAGCACACCATGGATAAACGCATACAATGGAGCCGCCTGGAACCGCACCAGTGGGAATTCCTGCTGAAGTGGGAAAGATGCGGTGGCCTGGCCTTCGTTTTGGTTGGCTGGGACATGAAGCAGTTTTTTGTGATACCGATCCAGGATTGGGGGCGGGAAGGAAAATCCCTACTGCTTACAGAGGCGCAACTGATATCGGCAAGGGGAGGGCTGCCGGATTATCTGGCAGCGGTAAGTGTGTAGTGTGTTAATTAAGCGATACAAGGAGGTTTTATGGTGAGTGATTTTTTAGAAGGTGGAAAACTTGATACCCATGTCGTTTTAAAATGGGATGACATTAATAGATATCTGAACGGTAGGGGTAAAGACGATTTAAACGAATGCATCGAGGCGGTATTAGACGGCAGGAGAATGGGAGGAAAACCCGACAACACATACCTAGTTATTAATACCGATGAACCCTATGCCCCCGAAATAGTCGAAATCCTAAAACGCAACGGGCACTGGGGCTAGCTGCACGTTCCAAAGATTACGTAAAGGGGGTCACAAAATGCGGATAGATACTGAAAGATACAGAAAAAACGCTTGCCCCAAATGCCCGAAATTTACGGGGGAAAAACCGGTATTCGGAAAATGCATGGGGCACTATGACGACATATATGATTGTGTACGGCGAAAATTGTTTCACCGGGAACCCCCAGCGGCAGGAAAAATAAGTAAGTCTTGAATGGTGCATAATAAGCGACTTAGTAAGGCTAATTGGGCAATAAACAAAAACTCGAAGGGGGATATCATTTGTGCCGGGAGGGGTAGCTGTGAGAATTGAGGACAGAACATTCGAATGGTCAATGGACATGGTGGGGTGGCTGCTGTATAACTATCCCCTTATAGCAGATATGTACCAGCGGATGGAGCCATCAATAACAGCCAAATATGTGGATATCCCCCTTACCCTTAGTATTGCTGGGGGGAGCTGCAAGGTGGTGAAAGTTGCAATCGAACGGGCCGCTGTGTCCTCCGTCCTGGATGCTGTTGGTCGGGCAATTGCAACCATGCACCCGGAGCAGCGCAGAATCCATCGTCTGAAATACCGGGAAGGGCTAACAAACAAGGATATCCAGCGAAAGATGAATGTGTCGCGAAGTACCATTGACAGGCGCGTATCGGAAATTAAGGCCATGGTCGCGCGGGAGTTGGCCCTGGTACCGGATGACATGAGCGAGCAGTTTTGGAAGAAGATAGACGAGTGGAATGAGAGGGGCTGAATAGATGATGTGCCGGTATTGCGGTAAGGAAATCCTGGGCCAGCCCTATGTGGTTGGACCTAAACGTTTAGGAATGACATGGTGCTCCTCGGAGTGTTTGGGGAAAGCGACCAGGTGCAAAAATGAGGTAACATTGGCACACCCAAGCTGGCAAATATAGCCAGACAGAAACATATTACGCAAACCAAGCATGTGATACATTTAAGGCGCACGGCACAAGCAGATTTGAAGCAAGGGGGTATTGCGGCGGTGAAGCAAACCCCTTAAAATGCGAGGCAGGGAAAGTGCGCAAAAATTGAAAACCTTAGGAGAGGGGTTCGCGGGCTGCAGACTGCGGACCCCGTAGCATTTAGAAAGCAGCTCTGGGAAACCGGGGGCTTCAAGTGCCTTGGAACTCCTTCTTTGTGGTAAAATTAAGAAAAACAGAAGGGGGATATCAATATGGGTGAAAGACCACCAACACCGCCACCAAGGCCAACGCCAACACCGAAGCCATCGCCGTCAAGACCAGCGATTGAAAGAAATACGGGACATATGCCGCCTCCTAAACACAATCCACCTCCTCCCCCCAAGAAATGAGGCGTAGAGTGTGGATAACGTAGCACAATTAATTAAAGAAATACCAACGCTGGTAATATACGTAGCTCCGGGATATTTGTTTATCTGGATGATCTGGCATGTAACGTCGTGGAAGGAACAGAGTGACAACCACCTAGTATTTAAAAGTATAGTTATCAGCTATTTATTTATAGCAATTTGCGATATGGTTACTGGCCAAAAAACAACTGAATGCATTAGCTTAAAAATTGCCATAATTATTGCTTCGTTGATCACGGGATATATTGTTGGGTTGTTATTACGAAAGGATTGGCTGTGGAATGCGTTAAATTATATCGGAATTAGTCAAACCGGAACATATTTCTTTAGTGACATTGCGGATAAAAAATATGGCATATGGGCTACTGTTTACGTGCCTAACGACAAGGTTATATATGTAGGTCAGTTTTTAAAATGGGAAGAAAGAGATGATTCCGAAAATAGCTATTTGGTTTTATCCAAGTATGTCCAGTATAGCTATGATGGTGCTGAGGAAGTTAACCATAGAGAGGATAAAAACTACCATGCCCTAATTAATAGCAGGGATATCAGCAGAATAGAGCTGGATTACGATGAAAGAAGCCTAAAGCTATATTAATTTAATTAATGACTGCCCCTTCGGGGGCTTTTTTATTTTGGGGGAAAAATCAATGCTGATAAGGCAGGCCCGGATAGCAGCTATAAACCTGGATAATGCTCGCCTGGCCATTAGGGACAAGTACGGCCACGGACGCTTATATATTCGCGAGTGCAATATACAGCCATTTCCAGGCCTTACCTGGTATGAATTCTGTATAGAACTGGACGACCAAGACAAAGGGGGAGAAAACCATGCAGGAAATAGAGGGGATTCCTGTATACTGCGCGATTGACAAGGTTGAGGACATAGAAAAAGTGACCCCGAACCCGCGTAACCCGAACACTCACAACGACCGACAGATAGAACTGCTGGCCAAGATTATCAAGGCCCAGGGATGGCGGGCACCGGTCACGGTCTCCACCAGGTCGGGCTATATCGTCCGCGGTCATGGCCGGCTGATGGCGGCCCGGAAGCTGGGGCTGTCTCAGGTACCGGTTGACTACCAGGACTATGCCAACGAGGCCGAGGAGTGGGCTGATCTTATAGCCGACAACCGGATTGCGGAACTGTCGGAGTGGGACCTGCCGGCGCTTAAAGACATCCTGGAGGAGATTGACACTGGGGCAATAGATATGGACTTGACCGGGTTTGATGCGGACGAGGTGGAAAAGCTGATGACCCAGTTTAGGGTAGATGCTCAAGAAGACGACTTCGATGCTGAGGCTGAGGCCAAGAAAATCACCGAACCCACCACAAAGCCCGGCGATATATGGCAACTAGGGCGGCACAGGTTGGTGTGCGGGGATGCTGCCCTGCAGTTCGATATGGAAAGGCTCATGGATGGCAAGAAAGCGGATATGCTCTTTACCGACCCGCCTTACAATGTCTACTATGAGGGTAATTATATTCAGAGCGGTAAAATACTCAAAAAGCAAGAAAAGATATGGAGCGGCGGTATTGAGAACGACAACCTGAATAATTTTGGGGAATGGCTATGTACGGTTTACGCAAACATCGATAAATTCCTGGCAACCGGGTGCGCAATATATATTTGGCATCTCTCCGGCGAAGATTGTAAATACTTTTGGGAAGCCTGGCCTTATAGCAAATGGCATTTCCAAGTTGACATTGTCTGGAACAAATTGAGTTTAGTTATTAACAGATGGGATTACAAACCGCAGCATGAATCGTGCATGTACGGATGGAAGGACAAGAACAGGAAATGGGCAGGACCAGCCAACGAGCCAACTATCTGGGACGTTCCAAGGCAGCAAGGAAAATCAGGTGAGAAAAGGCGGCGGCATCCCACCCAAAAACCCATTGCCCTGGCGAATAGGGCGATAAAGAATCACAGCGTGGGATTGGTTCTCGATTGTTTTGCCGGCTCCGGTTCCACACTAATAGCCTGTGAGCAGTTAAACCGTATCTGCTACATGATGGAGATTGATCCAGTATATTGTGACGTAATAATCAAACGCTGGGAGAAGTTTACCTGTAAGAAGGCCGTGTTAGTAGGTGAGGGTAATGATACAAATTAGGGGAAGTCAAAAGGTAGCGGAGCGCCGGGAGAAGGTACTCCGCTTATATTTTGTCCGGCAGTGGACGCAGAAGGATATTGCTAAAGCCCTGGGGGTAACCAGAAGTACAGTTGACCGGGATATCCATTACCTGCGCGAATACGGTCATGCCATTGGAGGAGACCTGATATCCCGGAGCATAGAGAACACAGCTTTTGAGCTGCAGGAGAAATACGAGGAGAGACAGCGCCTCCGCTGGCAGGAATACAGCAATGCCCCGGGCAAGCAGAAGGCCATAATACTTAACGACATAGCCTTCGATGAGGAACGCCACCTGAAAATGATGCAATCTCTGGGGGTAGTTACAAAGGCCCCCGAGAAGGTAGACCTCGCGGTAAACACCTGGCTTGACATCATGAAAAAAGCGGCAGAGGAAGATGATGCCGATGCCCAGCCATAAACAAACGGTAAACCTGGCGCAGCGCAAGCCGGAATGGTTCTGGCGGGAAGTCCTCGGGGTTAGACCCTGGGCCAGACAGGTGGAGATCCTTAATTCAGCATGGAATAACAATAAGACTGCAGTCCGGTCCTGCCACGGCATAGGAAAATCATATTCAGCTGCCCGGATTGGGTTGGCCTTCCTTGCAACACACGAAGATTCGGTCGTGGTAACAACGGCCCCCACCGGTCGCCAGGTTAAAATGATACTCTGGCAGGAATGGCGGAAAGCGGCCAGTACTGCCAAGATGCCTATAGGTGGGGAAGTATTTCAGACCTTCCACCGCATGGGAGATGGTTGGTTTGCCTTTGGGTTTGCCACTGATATCCCAGACAATTTCCAGGGGATTCATGCCAAACACCTATTAATCATTGTTGATGAAGCCGCCGGCATGGCTGCAAATATATGGGAGGCCATAGAGAGCCTGGCTACATCAGCAAGTGCACACATTTTAGCCATAGGAAACCCTACGGACCCCAACTCGTTTTTTGCCAGCATGTTTAAGGATCCGGACGTCAAGAAGATCCATGTATCTGCTTTCGACACACCTAACTTTACGACATTCGGCATAACCGAACAGGATATAGCAGATGGAATCTGGCAGGAGAAGATTACAGAGGAACTCCCTTACCCAGAACTGATAACGCCGGCCTGGGTAGCCGAGCGGTACCGGAAGTGGGGACCGGATTCCCCGATGTATATTGCCCGCGTCCTGGGTAACTTCCCAGAGACCGGGGACAATACCCTTATTCCGCTATCCTGGGTAGAGGCAGCCATGGAACGCTGGCATGATATGCCGGAAGGTACCCCTCGGGAAATAGGCGGAGACATTGCTCGTTACGGTTCTGATGAAAGCGTGGCAGCCGTCCGGGCGGGGGCCAAGTGCGTAGTGCTGGAAGCCTGGCGCAAACAGGACCTGATGTATACCACCGGGCGGTTTAAGGCTATGTTGGCCGACACCGGGGCCAGTGTGGCGAAGATAGACGCTATTGGTTACGGGGCCGGGGTAGTTGACCGGTTAAAAGAGCTTAAGGTAAATGCAGTTGGAATTGAAGTGTCCCGGGCACCCAAAAATAAAGAGAAATTTTACGACCTGACCACTGAGTACTGGTGGGCCTTGCGGGAAAGACTGGACCCTGCTAATGCACCTGATCCAATCGGGTTGCCACCGGATGAAGAATTGATGGCGCAGCTATCGTCCCGGAGGTACACCTACACCAGCCGGGGGCAGATCAGGATAGAACCAAAGAATGACATGAAAAAGCGAGGGCTACCGAGCCCAGACCGGGCGGATGCGGTAGCCCTCGCTTTTGCACCAACACCAGCCAAAAAGGTATTAGGGAAGGTGATTACTGGATGAGGATATATTACGGAGGTTGTGACAGGCCCAATGCCATCCGCACATTAATAAAAAGCGGCGTGCGGAGGGCATTGGTAAGCTTTGCCTCTCCTCCAAGCGAACAATGCTGGAAGTTACTTAGAGAACATGGCTTTACGGTAATGGCCGACTCCGGGGCATTTTCCGCATGGAAGGCTGGTCTAGAGATTGATATAAACGAATACGCCCAATGGCTACAGGAGGCAAAGCCGAATATATACTTTAATCTTGACGTGGTTGGCGAACCTGTTGCCACGGCAAATAATCAAGCCTGGTTAGAGAAAAAGGGGCTCAGTCCTATTCCGGTTTTTCACTATGGAGAGGGCTTTGGAATATTGGCCAAGATGGTTCTGAAGTATCCACTTGTGGGACTGGGCGGAACAGTGGGCTTAAGGCGAAGTTTAAAATACACCTGGTTTTCGGCTATTTTCAGCGCATTTCCCGAGGGGAGATTCCATGCCCTTGGGTTAACTGAACGGGAAATGCTCGCTAGTTTCCCGTTTATCACTGCAGATAGCACATGGTGGCTGTATCGGTATAGAGACAAACAGGCCAGGCTTTCTGATGGCGATAACCAGCAAGAACGATTAGCACGGATTCGCTGGCTAGAAACAGTATGTCTTAGATTCGAGCAGCCAGTTTTACAGGGGGCGATGTTTATATGAGCCAAACTAAAACACTAACCAAAGCAATAACAATGCAGGCCGGCACCAGGAAGGCCATGGGCGGCTCCAAACAGATGCCCGCCGATCCGTTTGGTCGTATGTATGGTGAATATGGCCTGGTCAAACCCATATATCCCTTTGACCGTCTCATGGAGCTGAAGGAGAGCAACCCCATTCACTCTGCCTGCATCGACGCCAAGGCCGATGATATTGCGGGCCTGGGCTGGCAATGGGTGACAAAAGACGGCGACGAAGAGCCTGATCCAAAAATCAAGGACGAGATAGAGGCCATGCTGGAAACCTGCAATGCGTCAATGTCTTTCCAGGAAATCCTGCGGGCCATGTGGGAGGATTACGAGATACTTAAGTGGTGCGCCATGGAAGTGGTGTTCGATGGGCGCGGATTACCGGTTGAATTGTACCATGTACCGGCGCACACACTTCGAGCCCATAAGGACGGAAAGAGATTTGCGCAATATGTCAGCGGCAAGCTCCGCTGGTTCAAGCACATACTGGATGAGCAGGAATACGATATGGACACCGGGGAACCCGGGGAGGGACTCCCGGAGGAGAAGAAGGCTGGCAGCCTCCTGGTAATCAAAAAACCGGGCGGGCGCTCCGCTTTCTATGGAATCCCCGAGTATATAGCTGCCCTGGGGGCCATCGTTGGCAGCCAGGCGGCCAGGGATTTTAATATTGGGTTTTTCACGGACCGGACAATCCCGGACAGCATGCTTATAGTTGAGGGGGCGGATGTAGCCCCTGATGTGGCAAGGGATCTGATGGCCTTTTTCTCCGGCAGCAAGGGGCAGCACAACAAGCTGGCTATATTGCCCATACCTTCTGAGGCGGACGGAGTTAAGGCGAGGCTGGAGAAACTGACCTCGGATATGAAGGATGCCAGCTTCCGGGGCTACCGACAGGATAATGCTCTGGAGATATGCATAGCTCACCGGGTGCCGCCATATAGGATAGGTTGGCCGGTTACCGGCTCCTTAAGCGGAACGACAGCCCAAGAAATGACCGAGATATATAAGCGGTCAGTTGTAGAACCGGGGCAAGAGATATTGGAACACCGGCTAAATGCCCATTTCTTTTCTTTCTGGGAGTTACAAGGGTGGAAGTGGAAGCTGAATGATATTGATACCGAAGATGAGATGACCGATCTGGATTATGCCATCAAGGCTACTACTAATCGACTAATGAACCTCAACGAGGGACGGAGCATTATAGGCATGGCCCCTTATCCGAAAGAATTAGAGGCCGAGGGAAACAAATTCTTCCACCCGAGTGGGGAAGAGGTCGGAGCGGAACCACTGCAGCCTTCACAAAAACCGGGAGGATCGCCACAGGGGCCGCCTGTTGCGCCACAAGGTCCGAAGGGGGGCGGCCAGAAGCAAAGCCCTACAGAGCAGTTTAACAAGGCTGCAAAGACTGAAACAGAGGATGACGAATTCTGGACCGATTGGGTTGGCGTCCACCACCAGCAGGAAGTAAAACTCCAGAAAGCGGTGGCGGATTTTTTCGAGCCCAGGCGGAGCGAATAATCGGGGCGCTTCCGCCGCAAGAGCAAATCGTGCATATCCACGAAATGGTGCAACCGATTAAAAAGGCCTGGTTCGATGGCATAATAGACCCCCTGGCCGAGCAACAACAATTCATTGACAAGGTCCTTCCTATACTGGAAGAAACCTTTATTATGTTTGCGGAAATGTACCTGGAAGGTTGGGACCCGGAGATAGACCCTATAGACGAAGCGTTCCGAGCCTGGATCGAAGAACACGCCTTTGAACTGGCCAAGGGAATAAATGAAACCACCACCCAAGCCTTGCGCAGGCAGTTGGATGAGGCCTGGGAAACGGAAGGGGTAGAGGACATCGCCCGGAGGATTCGTGAGGTTATGGATCAGGCTAGCCGGTACCGGAGCTTCATGATTGCCAGGACGGAGACCACCAACGCGGCTAATATGGGCAGCTTATCAGCGGCCAAAAGGGCGGGGGTAGCAACCAAGACCTGGTACTGTGCTCTGGACGAGAGGGTGTGCCCGAGCTGCTTTGCCCTACACGGCATGACCATAGGGATTGATGAGGTGTTCCCTGGGGATATCCTGGGGCCAAGCCTCCATCCTAATTGTCGTTGTTGTCTCATTTTTTCGGTCTTATAAGGATTTTGGCGTCACGTTCAGTTCCCCCAGCAACAACGGAACCAGCGCCCCAAATGATCTGATTTGAATTGTACCAACGGAAACACCATATTCGTCTGCAAGAGACTGAAATGGTCGCCCTTTATTATATTCGCTAACAAAATAATCTGGGTCCTGCGGGAGCCACCTAACCGATTAAATCACCTCAATAAAACATTTGTTCTATTATAACATAAATTGCAGATGTACGCTCTTATGCAACTACGAGGAGGAATAAGCACAAATGCGCTTTAATGAGGCCTTAAAACAAATAGATAAAAACAAAAACATCATATTGAAGCACATGCCAGGGAACCGCAGTCCCAAGGAACATATTCCCTACAAAGACCGCGATGTTGGCTGGATTAAAAAATATGCTGAGTTACAGAAAGCCACAGAGACTGACATCTCAAAGTACCTGGACATGGCCCAAATCATGAAGTTTAATCCGTATCATGATCAGCGTGGCCGGTTTTCGAGTGCAGGAGGAGCACACTCTGTTCATACGAGGGCTGGGGAAAGATTTGGCACAGCTCTGGCTATGCAGCATCACGGGCACAAGATATCTCAGGAGGATCTAAAATCTCAAATAGCATATATGCGCGAGCATAAAGGCAGCTTGGCCGGATGGGAGTCCCCGTCTCACTCTGCCAAAAAAGCCAGGGAGACCGCACAGGCAAAAGCTATGGCTGAGGTTAAGGATAGCATCGGCAGTACGGTCAAAAAGACCCACAGCATGAAGCGCAGACACCTGGAAGAAATGGCAGCAAAAGCAGGAATAGCGACCCCAGAAAAGATGAGCAAGGCAGCCCTGGCCTATCACTTGCACGAAAAGACTGGCAAGGGAATCCTGCCCGATGGAACAAAAGAACCAAAAAGCATGGCCGAGCTTGACAAAATGAGCCCGGTTGATAAATATGCTTTGCTGCGCAAGCATGCGGGAGGCGAACTATCTCCGGAAAAATTGTCCCCTGCGGCTGCGGATAGATTTTTGCAGGAAAAATACAGCCTGGCTGATAAAGCCAAGATGGTCCCTAAACTGGATATAAAGGCCACAATGGCAGCTATTAAGCCCGAGGCGAGTTGGCTGGAACGCCAAAAAGGAGAGGCGGAACGAAAAATCGAAAGACATGCAAGAGAGCACGGGATGTCAGCAGATCAATATTTAGAGGCATCGGCAGCTAAAATTAAAGAACTAGTTAAGGATGCAGAGTTTAAGATTAGAATTGATGGCAATATCCTGGGAGATAAGATTGTAAATCCCACGAGCGATGGATATTTTAAGAATCAGCATGCAACGAAAAAATCTGGAGGAGCATTATCCCCTGGCCCGGAAGGTGCTAGGGCATATGCCGAGCAGACTATGTTTAGTATAGACAGGAATGCCAGTTGGAAAGAACATCCTGTTTATGGGTATCTGACAGGAACGGGGGATTCAGGAAGCCACGTATGGTATGGTACCGAACACGGCGGCCCTCAAGTGTGCGTAACACTGAAACCATCTGTTAAGGAACAAGCGACAATAACATTTGGTGATAGTCTTGGTAGAGGTTATGTGCCATTTAAGGCAACATCTATTGATAAGAGCAGCTACTTGGCGCTATCTCCACATTCGGACCGCGACCCCTTAAAAGCCAAAAAGATAGGTGACCTGCGGTCAGGAGCATATGTAGAAGCTCAGTATCATGGCGGTATTACGCGGGACGATATCGCTCATGTTTCCTTACTTGGCTCAAGAACGAGAAATAGCGAATTAACTAAAATGCTAGATCAGGCAGGTATTCCATGGAGTGAGGGGACCCGGGACGATTAAAAATAGCATTGGCCAAATGTGGTTTGACATTACGCCTGTAAAGTGATATGATTAAAAAAAGAAAGGGGGATGCAGGGATGAGCAAAAGCAAAGAAGATACAAGTAAATGGGAAATAGTAGCATCCGCCGGATATGCCTCATACTTGATTGATACAAAGACGCCAAATCCCGATGCTCAAGGAGATACGCTGGGGCGAATCTACTGGATAAAGGAACATGTAATATCGCCGCCCATGTCTTTGGGTTCAATATTGAAGCACGGTTATTGGGATTATTGCGATCCAGAGGAAGTGCCGCGGGCGAGCGCTATAATAGAAGGAGCGAAGGAAGTAGCCGACCCGTCTCTTGAGAATTACACAGGTATAGTGTTTTAACGGGATATTAGCAGGCAAAAGGCCGTTCTTAAAAGGACGGTCTTTTTTGTTGGTGGAGGTAGGTGATAACGTGCCCGGATTCCTAAAGAGCGACAGCAAGCAACGATATACTCTCGGGGTGGTATATAGTCCGGATGAGGTTGATTCCCAGGGGGATTTTACGGATGCCGCGGAGATTGAGAAAGCCTGCCACGGGTTCATGCGGAGGTTGCAGGGTAAAAAGATTAAGAAAGGTGCCCTGGGACACATGCATAAGGACTGGTCAGACGATCTGGGGGAAATAGTCGAGTGCTACTGTGCGCCAGCTGACATGGAAATCGAGGGGGAACAGGTTGCGAAGGGCACCTGGCTCCTGGGAGTAGTCTGGTCAGAGGATATGTTCCAGAAGGTCGAGGCCGGGGAGATTACCGGGTACAGCATGGGTGGTACTGGAAAACGGGAGGAGGTACACGGCATAGAAGCGCCGCCGGTTACAACCGGGTTTCAGAAGGCCTTAAGCGAAGTTGTCGAGGCCCGGGGAAATGAGACTGCATTCCAGAGGGCCTTACATATAGCAAATGGGGGGTGACTATATGCCTAAGAAACTGTCCAATATGGACATAACAGAAGTTTCCGGGGTTGACAAAGCTGCCAACCGCAAGAAATTTCTAATCGTCAAGCGGGAAGGGGGTGAAAAAGAAGTGCCCAAAAATAATGAGATGGAAACCGTCTGCAAGGTGGCAACAGAAGCCCTGAAAATAGCGATACATGGAACAATAGACGAGGAAGAAAACTTGGAAAAGACCATGGAGGATATCGGCGGCTCGATGGATGAATTCATGGAACTGATGAAGGCGGCCACAGTAGCCCCGTCCTTTGCGGCCAATATGGCGGCATCAGACATACGCTCTAACCTGTACCGAGCCGGGGACTCACTCCATGATACGATTACAGCTGTTCTAAGCGATAAAGACCTGACCAAAGACGATAAGAAAGCCGCACTCGAGGTTAGCATGGAAGAGTTTACTGCCTGGATGTTAGGGATGGTAGACCAGGCTACCGCAATCCGAAAAGCCGGGGCCAAGATAAGCACCGACCGGCTGTCCCGCTTAAAATCAGCACACCAGTCCCTGGGGGACATTATACAGGAGGCCGAAGGGGGACAACCCATAGAGAAAGGAGGAGAAGGAGAGTTGGAAAAACTAGAAAAGAAGGATATTGAAAGCTTGGTAACGGAGGCACTGGACCCCGTGATCAAGAGGTTGGAAGCCCTGGAGGGCAAGGAAGAGCCCAAAGCCGAAGGCAGCGAAGAGGTCAAGAAGATGATTACCGAAGCCGTGGAATCTGCAGTTACCCCTTTGGTAGAGCGCATTGAGGTAGTCGAAAAAGTCCGCGGTATTAAGAAATCCGCTGAGGGCCAGGAAGACGATGTAAAAAAGAACGAAAACCAGAGCATTTGGGCTGGCGTTCTCTAAGCCTGTCAACAATCCATATCCCGAGCCCATAGAGGCTCTTTTTTTGTGCCTATTTTTATGAGAGGAGAGGATACAAAAATGGCAATGACCAACCAGGAACTGATTAACAAGATTGACACCGGTTCGCTTGCCGGAGGGGGCTTACTAAACCCCGAGCAGGCGAAGAAGTTTTTCATGATGACCTTCGAGTCTACCCCGTTTTCGAAGCTGCACCGCAAGGAACAGCGGGTAGTAAAACAGGGTGAACTCGATAAGATCGCCATCGGAGGCCGCATTCTCCGGAAAAAGACCGAGGATGTGGACGACAACTACAGAGCTGGTATTACTACTGGCAAGCTGCAGTATCTGACACAGGCGGTTAGGCTACCTTGGGAATTGACCGAGGAAACCCTGCGGCAAAACATCGAAGGCGAACACTTTGAGGACATCGTCATGGAGATGATGACCAAACAGACCGGCATTGACCTGGAGGATCTGCACTTCAATGGTGACGAAACCAGCGACAATCCGTTTCTGAACATCAACACTGGCTGGATCAAACAGATCAAGACCGGCGCCGGAGCCCATCTAGTGGATTGCTCTGGAGACGGGAAATTCAACAAGGCGACCATGTTTAAAATCACCCGGGCGCTACCAAATAAATACAAAGGCGCGGATTTGAAATGGATCTGCGCGCCTGGCCGCAAGGAATACTGGACTGAATACCTGACCAACCGGGCTACCGGTGCTGGCGATGCCGCCCTATTGGGTGCCGGAGACCAGGTCAACCGTCCCCTGGGTTATGGTTTCGCTGATGTGCCCAGCATGCCGGAAGACATAATTATCCTGGCAAACCCCCAGAATTTTGTAGCCGTATGGACCTATGACGTCCGGGTGCGCAAGACCACTGAGGGTAAAGAGGCCATCATGCAGGATAAACGGTTCTATGTCATTCACTTTGACGATGACCCGATTATCCAAGAACTTGATGCTGTTGTTTTGGCATACGGCATCCCGACAACGGTAGGTGATTAGAATGGTCGTATTAAGGCTGAGAAAACTCGGTTCATATGATGGGCAGGGGATTAAGGCCACCGCAGGTAACCCTCTGGTGCAAGTTGATGATGAGATTGCCCGGAAGCTGCTGGCGACCGGGTATTTCTCTGTAGAGGGACCGGGACCTGAAGAGGTTCCAGAACTCACAGGAGATCAAGCCCCGAGGGAGGAAATGGCGGAGGCCGCGGAGGAAGAAACATCTGAACCCGACCCGCCCGCTACCAAGAAAAAAAGGAGGTAAATAGACGATGAGCTTACAACCTTGGAACATTGGAGCACTGGGAGTAGAACAGTGTGTGTCTAACAATATCAGTGTCGGGGCCGTGGCCCTGGCCAGCGAAGGAACAGTTGATGTGATTGTACTACCTGCTGGATGTTTAATCACCAGAACTGTGGTTGAGGTCGCACAGGCTTTTAACTGCGGCTCTCCGGCCTTATCTGTCGGATATAATGCATCTGCAGATAACCTGGTGCCGTCTGCGTCGGTGAATGGCGGAGCTCTGGGCTTCAATGAAAACGGAAGCCCGGTGTTATACAAGACCGCGGCAAATACCACTGTCAAGGCTAAACTGGGACGCGACGGGGCGATTGGCACTACCGGCAAGGCCAATGTCTATGTATTTTTCACCAGGGTGGTTGCTGAATAGGGGGTGTCCCCATGGACTATGTTACACTGAGCAAATTAAAAGCCCGGGTAGCCAGCAACCTGGACGATGGGTCTCTGACGGATATCATCCGGGAGCAATCGGCAGCCATTACCCTGGCTTTGGGGAAGGAACCAGGCAGCCCGATGGTGGATGATTTTCACACTCCGGACCCGACCCTGTTCCTGACATTCAAACCGGACGGCAGCACTATCGTAATCCGGGATATGACACAGCCTGGATACCCGAGCATTGATCCGGAAACATATGTGCTTGATGGCCGGATCATAACCCGCACACGGGGTTATGAAAGCTGGTTGACTACCTTTGAGGCAGATCCCCGATCTGGCAAATGGCCTTCGCATACCCGGGTGACTTATGCCATGGCTGACTCACCCGGGGTATTGGCTGTCTGCCAGGGGGTCTGCATCGACCTCTGCCGCCTGGCAATCAACGACATGGGAGTTGAGCAGAGCGAATCAATCGGGGGATATTCACACAGCTCGAAGGATATTCATGCTGAGCGCAAGCGAATCCTGGGAAGGCTTACATCTATCCGGGGCATAAGGCCGGTGATGTGCAAATGAGCCTGATGCAACTGATGAATAAGACCGTGACTATTCGTCGCCAGGTAAATACTCCAGACGGCATGGGGGGCTTTGAAACCATCTGTACGGAAATCGGACAAACAGTGGCCCGGATATCCCCCACGTCGTCCCACACGCGGGCGCAGTACAACCAGATAGGGGTAGCTGCCAGCCATATGGTTGTAGCCCCATCCGGGGCAGATGTATGCGAGGGAGACCAGCTTATATACGGTACCCGGGTTCTTAAGATAAACGGCATAACTGATCCATCGGAGGCTGGGCATCACCTGGAACTGGTCTGCGAGGAGGTGCGGTGATGGGATTTGAATACAAAAGCAACCGGGCAGCCTGTGAGCAATTCATAGTGCAATTGGCCCGGAGCAACCTGGAAAAAGCCTGCGTCCACCTGACTAATGAGACCAAAAAGACCCTGACCGGTCAGCGACATGGAAGGGTTTACCGGGTAGTGGGTACCAAACATGCTTACTATACGGCATCAGCACCTGGGGAACCGCCTGCAGTCAGAACCGGGCGGCTGAGAAATAGTATTAAGTATGTTATAGTTGGCGGCGGGTTGCGGTTATTAGGCCGGGTGGGAACTAGCCTCGATTATGCTCCCCACCTGGAATTCGGCACCCGCAACATGGCTCCCAGGCCGTTTCTGATGCCAACATACGAAAAAGAGCGCTTGAAACTTAAGCGTATACTGGGGGGAGGCTGATGTTAGAGGCCATATTAAAAGCCTTATGGTCGAGAATGGCCCAGGATAGTAATTTGTCCGGGAGATTGAGCAAATACCCAGCGGGGAGCAGCAGCCCCGCTATTTTTATGGGCTTTGCTCCGAGCGGGGCAAAGATGCCCTACATGGTGATAAGACCTGACTCTGCCACTCCGGAAGAGACCGATGCAACCGAGCGGATGGTCTATACCCTGGATTCATTCGTAAGCGGGAATAGTGTGGCCCCGATCCTGGGGATCAGGCAGAGGGTTGAATATCTCCTTGCCCAGCCGGTTAGCGTGGCGGGCATACCTATACTGGGCATATACCGCGAATTTGGAGGCCTGGTGCCGGAACCAGAGGACGGGGTGCAACACCTGCACCAGCGGTTTATAGTCCGCTATGGAAGGGGGGATCTGTATAGCTGACTTAAATCAGTTATCGGCCATATATGACCGGGACTATTACGAGGCAGGGGGCCAAGGGAGCAGTTACCACGGGTATACCTGGGATAGACTAAGTACTTACTTCAAGGCAACGGCCAGGCATATATGCGAGCATTTCAAACCAGGGACGCTCCTCGATGTTGGGTGCGCCAAGGGGTATTTGGTAAAAGCCCTGGTAGATTTGGGGGTCGATGCTTGCGGGATGGATGCTTCTGCATACGCTATCGAAAATGCCCCGGCGGATGTGTCGGAACGGTTAGTACAAGGGGTGGTGCAGGCATTGCCTTATAAAGATGCCGCTTTTGACGTTGTAACCGCAATGGACATCCTGGAGCATATCCCGGAGGATGAAGCCGCCACGGTGTGCAGGGAGTTGCTCCGGGTTTCCCGAGGGCTGGTCGTAACTAATATATTAACTCTTGAAATCCCTGATTACACGGATCGAACGCATATCACCGTAAAACCCCAGGCTTGGTGGGAAAGCCTGTTTATGAAGACAGGGGGACAGGTGCTTCCAGTTCAACCGTACTACGATCCGGGTATATGGTGGTTTAATATTCCTGAAAGAATCGTTGTTGTTCAAAAGAAATAACAATTGGCAGGGCACAGGCATTTTGCCTGGGTCGTTTTTCCCTCTTGGCGGCCAGCCCTGCCATAAAATTTAAAGAGGGGAAAAGGGGGAGAAATATGAAGATTGCTATATTGACAAGTGTGTTTTTCCAGCAGGTTAAGGAGATACACGGGAAAGACCGGATCATCTTCGGGGGAGCTGAGCGATATCTAATAGACCTTGTGAAATTTCTGCAGGCCGATGGTCACGAAGTTACCGTTTATCAGGCCATGCATGGAGACCAGATCATTCATAAACAATACAATGGGGTGCCCATAGAATGTCTGCCGGTACCAGATACATGGGAACTGCATGTGGCTCCAAACCTGAACCACGCCTTCTACGAGATGGCCCGGGGGGCTGACCTACGGATATACTTCGCATCTTTCCTGGCCTGGCCGGCGGTGCAATCTCCGTGTATCAGCATCAACCACGGAATATTCTGGGATTATACCGAATCCCTGGCGACTATTCTTTGGGGAGAAAACCGGACCGAGTTTTTCCGGCGTCAACTTCACGGTATTAAAGAGGTAGATGCTTGCGTAGCCGTGGACACAAACGTCCGGAATGTGGTGGCCGCAATGGAGCCGGGGGCAGAGAGAAAAGTACATTATGTCCCGAATTTCGTTGATACGGAATTGTTTAGGCCTGATGTTAGAAAATGGAACCCCGAGCATAAAACAAAGGTGCTATTCCCCCGGAGATTGGTTCCGTTAAGGGGCATAAATGAATTCATGCTTCTCGCGGCTGATTTCCCGGAGTGCGACTTCCTGCTATGCGGTCAGGCGTTTTCTGAGGATGCCGAAGGATTGCTGGCAGAGCACCAAGAAAAAAACCAACCCAATGTCAGGACAATCATGCGACCAATGGAACAAATGCCGGAAGTCTATCAGGAAGCAGACATTGCCGTAATACCTACCCGAGCAGCGGAAGGCACCAGCCTATCTTGCCTGGAGGCTATGGCAACCGGGCTCCCGATCATTACCACGCCAGCTGGGGGACTTCCAAACCTGGTAATAGACCGGTGGAATGGGCTAGTGGTCGATCTGAATCACGACCTGTTGACCCCGGCCTTAAAGACAATGATAAGCAACCCAGAGATGATGGAACGGTATGGGAGACGCAACCGACAAATGGCCGTTGAGTGTTTTGATGTCAAGTTGTGGAGAGACAGATGGCGGAAGGTCATCGAACGAACAGTATAAGGAGGTAAGATAATGAGAAACGGAGTAACTATGCAGACCATGCAGAACCTGCTTATTGGCCCCGGTGCCCTGTATAAAGAGTTTGTCAACCCTGCTTCTCCCGGGACACTGGTTGGTGCAACGTCCGGAGGCAATACCTTCCGGATAGAACGGGAGTATTACGAGCCTGAAATCGACGGTTTACTTGGCCCGTTGAAGGGGTCCACCCGGGTTGTCAAAGAGGTGCCTATCATTGAGGCCAACTTGGTGGAGATCACCCGGGATAATTTACTCCTGGCGCTTCGGGGAACTCAGCAGGAGAATTATGGATCACCTGCCACCCATGCAAAAATTAGTAGCCTGGGTGCTGTTAGTGCCGGCGATCATGTGTCCAGTATTGCAATTGTAGGTGAGATATCCGGCAGTCAACAGCCTATATGCTATGTAATTAAAAATGCTCTCTCTACCGATCCGGTAGAAATTCCTCTGGGGGATGGGAAGGGGACCGTCGCCTTGAAGGTTAAGTTCACCGGGTATTACTCTCAGGAGAGCCCGTTCGTACCACCGTGGGAGATGTATGCTCCCATATAGTTTTCGGATTTGACTATTCAATTCATAAAGGGGGATTTTTAAAATGGCTGAAAAGAAAAAAGGCGAGGATGCCAAGGCAATTTTGGACCAAGGAGCCCAAATTACCCTGGCAGGTAAACAATATGTAATGCGGCGGGTGACGGTTCGAGATGTGTTCTCGTTTTCGAATATGGTCAACGAGATAATGGATAAACTAAGTACACAATTATCGGATGCCCCATCTGTAAACGAAGCGGGGCTCTTGTTTTTGAAAGTGTTTTTAAACGCTCCGGAAGATTTTGCAGGGTTTTATGCTCCCCTAATAGGGATAACAGCAGAGGAATTCCTAAACCTATCTCCGGAAGCCCTGGCAGATTTCCTAGAGATATTACCTCAGCAACAGGATATGAAGGCTTTTTTTCCGGCAGTGAGCCGGACGATAGCCGCGATCGGGTCTCTTTGGCAGAATGTTTAGACGTAATTTCCCAAAGATACGGATGGGATGACGAATATATTCTCTCCCGTCCGTATTCCCGGTTTCTGCAGATATTAGATATCCTTGGTACGGCCCGGGCGAAGGAAAACAAGGCACGATTATTTGACTTTGCCTGGCATGCATGGCTAACAACACCTTATGAACAACCTGTGACTTTTAGTCAATACCTGGATTCTATTGGCCTGGGCGAAAAGCCGGAGGTTATTTCCGGGGAAAATGCCATTGAAAAGGCTCAGGATGTATTATCCCGCTTGAAGGGGGTGAACGCGACACATGGAACTATTTAAACTCTACGGTGAAATAGCCTTAAATGGCGGTGATAATGCTCTCCGCCAACTCAGGGGCATTGACCAGGCTGGGCAAAAAACCGGCGGAGTGCTCAAAAGCCTGGCTATGCAAGCTGTAGGAGTGGCTGCGGGGTTTGGGCTTTGGACATCAGTTAGTGCTGCGGTGAATGGCATGAAAAATTTGGGGCAGCAAGCCATTATGCTGAATGCAAATTTGGAGCAGAGTAAGGTAGCTTTCGCTACCTTCCTGGGAAGCGTGAAGGAAGGTAATGCATTCATAGAAGATATGCGCCGGTTTGCGGCCAAGACACCATTCCAGTATACGGAACTGGAGCAGTATGCCAAACGGCTGCTGGCCTTCAAGTTCGAAGCCAAGGATATTCTACCTATGATGACTGCCATAGGAAATGCCGCATCCGGGCTCGGGGGCGGAGCGGAGGTCATAGGGAGAATATCAATGGCCCTTGGCCAAATGAAGGTAAAGGGCCGGGTAATGAGCGAAGAAATGCTGCAGCTAACAGAGGCCGGAATCGGCGCTTGGGACATCCTGGCAAAAGGCATCGGTAAAAGTACAGCCGAAGTACAGAAGATGGTGCAGCAGGGCCTGGTACCCGCGGACGAGGCTATCAAGATTCTGACCGCTGGCATGAACGAGCAATTCGACAACATGATGGATAAGCAGAGCCAGACAATGATGGGGCTCTGGTCAACCATTAAGGACGTCGGGGAGATGGTGCTGACCGATGTTGGTGAAGGAGTATTTGGAGAACTAAAAAAAGCCGTCTCTGGCGTAGCCGGTTCCCTGGAGCAACTTCAGTCAAGCGGGCAACTCCGGCAATGGGCACAAGGCCTCGGAGAATCCCTGGGGCGGCTTGCAGAAA